AATTCTTCATGCCTTCAGGTGAGTTGGTCTTGATAAACCAGGCTGTATCAGAAGTCAGATAGTTATTAACCATATGACCTGCTGGTAGCATACCGGTTGCACGAATTGCGTTGATAGCGTTGTTACCAGTGTCGTTCTGAAGTACAGAGTTCATAATACGCTCTGCATCAAAGCCCAACTTAGGCGGAACGATTAAACGTTCACCGCGAATGGCAATCCGTAGACCACGTGGGTCAGTTGCTTCGTTGATCTGGATTAATAGATCCTCAAGACTCGCTTCAGACAAAGCAGCAGGGGTTGCTAGCTCGTTACTGAAGGTTGTTGAATCAGAAGGTCCGTTAATGTGAGCAGTTGAGAACAGTTCGACACCGTCACCACCTGTCATCAGGAACGAAGAGTTAAAGCCACGGTTGTAAACGTTAGCTGCAACATTCTCTTTGGTTTGACGCATTGAGAAAGCTAGAGCGCGTGCCCGGCGAGTAAACAAGTTGTAAAGGTTATCTTCCATAGCTTCCCGCGTGACGATAAAGCCTTTGGCATACGTCAAGTTGGGATACTTAGGAGTGAAACCTTCCTGTTGTGAATCGTAAGAGACACCAGCGCCTTCCTGCTTAACAGGAGCTAGCCCGAAGCCTTCAAACTGTTGATCTAACTCAAACGCTTTACGCGAAGTTTCTTGATCGAACAACATAGTCCACTGTGTTTCGTGTTCTTCGTATGCCTGACCAAATACGTTCTTTACGCCTTCTTGTAATAGGCGCGATATGTTACCAGTAGTTATTACACCAGCCATAAATTATACTCCTACTACGCCAAGCGTGGATTCATTGATTCGAACGAACATAGTTGTGCCAGTGGATAAACCATCAGCAGCATCTTTAATTCCCTCGATACGGATTTGAGCTGTAGCACTACCTGGAGAGGTGGTGTTAACAGTCATGTTTGAGTTTACTAGGTTGCCTGAAGCAGTCGCAACAGCCGCAACAATATCAGCGTTAGAGCCAACATCATCCAATGAAACCGTTGTTGAGCTTTCAGCTTCCATCAAAAGATCGCGATCAACAGCAACTTTAACAGTACCAGCAGTACCAGCCGCTAAGCCTTTGCGCTCTAGGTCAGAAATGTCGTAATCAATAGCAACGATTGGCCCGGTTAGTGTCTGAGCTGTAGCCGCTGTATCAACTTCTGCTAAACCATTTGCGTTAGCTGTACCTGTAATACGTGCCAGGTCGCCAACTGCTATTAGTGTGGAGTGACCAGAAGCCACTGCGAATGTTTGGATTTTCCCGGTATAACTATTACCAGAAATATCCTGAATGGGGCGAAATCCACCAGCCATAATATTATCCTCGAATAAACGAATTAAAATAAGCCCAAAGTGGGCGGTAATTTAACTAATCAATTCGTACATCTATACGGCGGTTGACTAGGGTTGAATAGGCATCTACCTATAAAACACTAAAATTCTAATGTGAGGGCTTAGCCAATGACTGAAGCCCTAATTTCGTTATTATATAACATAACAATCTAAAAAACTAATTAGATTAGTTCACGCTCTACAACCTTACTCTGTCCCATTGGAACGTACTCGCTATCTCCCAGGGATTGAACGTTAGTTTGGGTCGTATCCATGTTCTTCTTTTGCTGAGCTGCCATGTCCTCATTGTAATACTTTTGAGGAATACACATCAGAACGTGGGTGTTTCCCTTTCCTGCTTGCTGCTCAATCTTCTGGCCTTCGTTATCTTTTGCGAACTCCCACCATGCTGCCTCCATCTGAGCTAGCTTGCCAGCGTGATCAGGACCAGTAATAGCCCAATAGTATTGATAGCCTTCTTTCTTCAGTGAATCAGGAACCTTTAGCTTATGGCCTGAACCCATAGGGACGCGATCAGGACGGGATTTATTATCATTGCTGCGCTCTGGTGTGCGATTGTTTGGGATACCTCTTGGCATAATTAACCCTCCTTCCTTGCGTCTGCGACCGCTTTTAAATATGATTTTTCGTCACCGAACATTTCTTGCCCGAACTGCGACCACTGTTTAGCCTCGTCCCTGGTAAGATCATTCATCGTTAATTCTTTGGCGCCACGCTGCCGAGGCGAACGCTTTATACTTGTTTCAGTCATGGTTGCTGCCTCTCTGCGTGGGTTTCTTGGTGGTTCAGGTTGTATTTCTTCTGGGTATAACTTAGCCAGTTGCGAGTCAACGAAGTTTAGGGCTGCTTGATTATCCATCCCTCTCGATGCTGCTATGCCCCAGGCTGCTTGTGCTTGTGCGTACTTCTCGCTGCCAGTGTCGTTGATCCAAGGGTTCTTGGCTTCCCATTCAGCAACAATAGGATCTTTAGCTGGTGTTGTATCCTCGGCCTCGACCTTGTGGCTATCGATCTGGGTTTGAATCTTGTCGTACTTCTCAGTATCCGCTTCCTCAACTGCTTCACGCTGCTGAGCTTTTAAATCTGCAATAGCTGCTTTCTGTTGGGCAGAGTGTAGCTTATTGAGATTAGTAATTCGTTCGTCGTTCTTTGCTGCCTCTCTCCGGGTTTCTGCTTTAGCCTCTCTGATCTGTTCTTGCATTTCACCATAGAGATTGTATTCTCGCGCAGTCTTCCAGTTCTCAGGATTACCACCAAACTCGTCCTTTGGTCGCCATCCACCATCCCATGCTTTCTGCTCTGCAGCATTTAGCTCTGGTATTTCTTCTGCTTCTTCTGCTTCTTCCTGATCCTCTACTATCTCATCAGGTAATTGCTCTTCGTCCAATGCGCCTAGCGCCTCTAGTTCATCTGGCATGTCTAGTCCTCTAACTGCTTCTGTAGCATTACTAAGAATTCACCATGAGCTAATCCCATAATGTCCTGGTCGTTCACGTATCGATAGTTCTCATACTGTTTACCGTAATCTCCAGCGCGTGAGAACTTGCCATCATATCGAGTTGATAACTCAACAATGTCACCTTCTTTAACTCCCCAATCTGCTGGACATTCACAACCTGCATACCCTTTGAATGAAGTAGGACCAAACGCAATGATTCGTGCTAAGTCTCGGCCTTTACGCTCTCTCTCGGCTTCGTCAGTGCTAGATAGAATAATTCCACTAACTGACTTGATCTGAACAGGGATTATCTCAACTAATACGTTGTAGCCTAGTGGCAGTACTGGGATGCTCATTCAGACTCCCCCTTAAGCTCTTCAACAGCATCTTCCCAAGCTGCGCAGCCTTTGGCGAACCCTATGTTCTCCGCTGCTCTCATGGCTGTTTCATCACATGTTGCTTGGATTGCTATTTGGCCTAGTGTTTCTAATCCCGCTTGTCCTAACTTAATTAGTATTGCCTTTGTTACCGGGTTTACTTCCCAGTCTTGAATATCTGCATTAGATATTGTCATCGTTTATCAGCTCCTGTGCTGGTTATATTAAATCTAGCGCAGCTCCTGCTGCTTTTTTAATCTTGCCGGTTGTAGTGTTCTTGAACCCAATGTCCCGAACAAACTCACCGACTCCCTCCAAAGGCTTTCCAATGATGGGTAGTTCAACTTGTGATGCCCTATCGATCGCATCTAATATGGGTCCGAATATACTGGGTGCTCTAATGCTTCTGGCCTCTATGCCACCAACATCACCACCACCTAACCTTAGTGCTTCTTGCGGGGTTATTAGCCCTGCCGCTCCTCTGCCTCTTAACTCCTCTATTATAGCATTAATAGTCTGCTGACCTTGTTCTGTTTGGGAAGCTAGTCCAGCGCCACCTATGGCTGCTATGGGGCTGGATGCTAACAGATTAGAACTAGTTGACTTGGCTGGATCAAAGGCTGCGTTTGTTGATCGTATATTTGCGGGGTCGAATACAATAGTGTGATCAGATGGCTTACTGTATCCGCCTACGTCATCAGAAAGATTCTTAAACGTTACTCCCTCAAACCCTTGAGCCTTTGCTGATCGTATAGCAGAGTTTATATCATCCTGAATATCCATGAACTCAGCACCATCAGCGTCTATCTCCATCATCTTACCTTTTGCTGTTAGCTGTAATATATTTTGTCCTCGCCTTGGTTCGTTATATATCGCTTGCTCTAAGTCTTCGGCATCGACTAAAGCCTTATCGTAGGCGTCCCAATCTCCTCGCGCCTCTGCTGCGTCAGCTTCTCTAAGCTTGGCTCTAACAGGTACGTCTTTAGCTGCATATTCTGCATAGCTTCTTGCTGTGTCTGGGCTGCTAGATAGCCATACACCTTGATTAGCTGAGAATGATTCCGTTGATGATCCTAGTTTAGCAGGATCAAATGCATTTATATCTGCCGCCGTCCCATGAAACAGAGGAGTATCTACATTAAATCCCTGCTCCCTAGCTCTGGTAAACCTAGCAGCCTGAGACATGTCAAGAGCGCCGCTATCAAACCTCTTTGTTAGCTCCTTTATAATATCTGATTTAATTCCCATCCTGCGCACCTATAATTCTTAGAAGTTCCTCTGTATCCATATTACCTATGTTGGCAAGGTCAAAATCTGGCGGCGGTTGACTGCCTTGACCTGCTGTGTACTTTGATATCTTATTATTAACTTCTTCTGTCTCAGCTTTTTCCAGAGTCAATAGAACATTTGCTTCATTCAAAGCTGTCTTTGAATTCTTTTCGTCTAGTGTTCCAGCAAGCTCAGCGTCTTCTCTCGCTTCCTGTCTTGCTACTGCCTCAACTTGTGCTTGGGTAATCATATCAAGCCTTGATTGCTCATCAGTGATTAGACCTTCTAGTTGTGGGTTTTGAGTCAACAATTCTGTCAACTGCTGCTCTGGTGTTTTCTCTGGGAATACTTCATCCACTACAGTCGAGCCAATAGTTTCAAGGAACGATCTGTAAAGTGGTGCTGCGTTGCCTCCAACCATTGCTAGCTTATCCGCTATCTGTACCTCTGCGTTAGCCATGATAATACGTTGTGTCTTGGTGGCTATCTCTGGGTTAGCTGTCGGGACTATATCCATACCACGTAAATTAAAATCAACCTCAAAGTTTGCTTCAGGGTTATCTAGGATCTCAGCGTATTGTGCTGGGTCGACAAACTTAGCATTCAACTCAAACAGCTTTCTGAACTCTGATGACATTGAACGGTAGATACGTTTAACAATAGCGCCAGTTCCTTGCATCTGTTCGTCAATCATAGCAAGTGTAGTGCCTACTGGAGCGCTTGCACCTAATGCGCCCTTAAGGTCTGCTGATGCGGCTAGTTCCTGTGTGTTCGTTACCATGAACTGCATCAATAATAATAGTGTTTGGCTTGGCTCCTTGAATGGTAGAGGTTTGACACCGTTCTGCAAGTCTTGTGCTGAGATCCCTGTCTGCTTCCACTCACCAGGCTTGAATGAGGTGTCACCCATCTTGCGGCGAAATCCTTTAGCTAGCCATCCACCTTGAAGGTTAGACAGTGTTGCAGCATCTACTAGTTGATTAGTGGTTGTGTTGATACCTGAGACAATAGCGCTCAGTAAATGAGTGTAGCCAACGTCTAAGAACCCGCCTTGAGGGTCACGAATGAATCCATACTTGGTGACGTTCTCTTCAGCAGTGATCCGTATAATCTCATCGTCCTTGGTCTTTACATCTTTCAGCTCAAACCTTGGCATGATACGAACAATAACACCGGTCGACTCTTGGAATACAAAAGTATAAGGCTCCTCGTATCCATCACCATCTAAGTCATACCAACCGTCCTGCTCAATGAATGAAGTGAAGTTATCTGATTCTGACTCGATGTCTGACTCTTCGACTCTATCGCCTAATTGTAAATCAACCTTACGCCATATACCTGAACGTTGTTTCTCGATGATCTTGTTTTCACTAAAGTCATGTAGCTCTGAGAATCTACGCAATCTACTTAGAGAGTCAACATCATTACTGACTGCAAAGTTTGGATAGGTTATTAGCTTAGAGTTGTTACGCCCTAGCTCTGCGTCAAAGAATGTCTTTTTAAATACTGTTCCGGCATAAGGCAGATCATAGATCATCTTCTCGTGTTCTTCTCTCCACTCTGGCATTTCGATATTAAGCTGCCAGTTCTGGAATTCAGATACTCTTTCGCCACGCTCAAACTTTAAGCTTTCAGGATCATCGCCGATAACCTTAATCTTTAGTATTTCATAGCTTCGAAGCAATTCAGCCGATGCCCGGTCACTAAACTTAAGCGCTGCCTTCATTAGTTCGGGTGATTTGAAGTTAGCCGCACCATCCCAGGGAGTAGACTTGCTGTGTGTCTCTTGCTTAACAAGATCAAGCCCGAATTCAACAAGCTCTGACCATTCAGACATTGAATCTATGTCTGAATCATAACCTTCTTTAGCTGATCGTCCGACCTTCATCAATAGATCATCATCAAACATATCAGCAACGTTAGCTTTAGGTACGCTCTGACCATTGCTATCATCGAACATATCAGTCAGCAGGTCTAAGCCTTCCAAATCTAATTGTTCTTCTTCGTTATGTTCATCATCTTCGTGAGTGTTATGAGTGTTATGCCCGGTGGCTTCTTCCTGAGCTTCCATTGTGTTTAGTCTGCTTACGCCGCTTTTAAGTGCCATTCTAGTATCCCATTATCGATTTAACATCGCTAGAGTCGTCTTCTTCCCAATCGTCTTTGGGTTCTGTTTCTGCAAATCTGAGCATCATGATACCATATCTAGTAGCTGCCATTAAGTCATCACGCTCCTTAACAACCTTGCCATCTTTGCGGTGATACATTCTAAACTCTTCAAACCATTCATGCAGATGATCAGCAACTTTTAATCTGCCTGTTTGCATCCTATCCAGCATATCAAACAACCCAGCCTCAACACCGTTAGAACCATCCTCAAAGGTAGCTCTGTTATCCAGCATGTTAACGCCATAGTTCCTGTATTGCTCTGCTAACTGTACACCTGATCCTTTGTCGTGCTGTAGTCCATCGTGCGGCCATGATACCGGTATCCACTCGCGTTTAGCTTTAATGGTTACACTTACTATCAATGGTGTTACTTGTCTCTCTCTGTACGTGTTATAGATATAAATGCAATCGTTGTCTCTATCCCATGCCATCCATACAACTGCTGTGGGGTGATCCCATCCAAAGTCTATCCCTGCTATTCTCGGCCAATGTTTAGGTATTCTTTCTATTGATGATTTAAGGCGTTCTTCAGGTATCGGGAATATTGCACCACTACCCAGTAATGGTATGCCCTTTGTTCTCATTTCCCTTTGGTATTCAGGGATAGCATTTAACAACTGTCTCTTGGTGTCTTCTGTTAAATGCGGTGCATCATCCCAGGTTACATTCTGCATGTACTGACCGTCTTTTAACTCGGTCATAAACTGGTTGATCAGGTTTGTTTGCCCGTTCTCTGGTGTGAGGCTTAGTGTTACATATCCACCTTGACCTCTATTGCCTGTTGCTGTACGTGTAACGACTTGCGGGTATATCTCTGGGTCTTCTGGCTCCTCATCGATTAAAGCATAATCAATACTAGACCCCATTAAGGCGTGCTGTCCCTGACTGTATGACTTGAAACTAACCTGACTATACCCGCCAGTTACATGCTTGACCTTTACATCTTTGGCTAGCTTAGGAGTCATTGAACGGGTTATCTCGCCAATTAGGGATAATGGTAGAATCCCCCCTGCCTCACCCTGGATGAATCCCTCTTTAGATAATCTGCCGCATAATTCAAACTGCAATACATCGCGGATCTGCTCACCCGATACACCTAATGCCCAAGCGTTAATAGGATGCTTAAATCTAATTCCTTCCCACCAATCAGGGTATTCGCCGGTTAGATGAAAGGATAACTCTAAGCATGATGAGAAGGTCTTACCCACTCGGTTAGCGGCCATTAATAACCGCTGCTTGTTAGTCTGTCCCATCCTGTAAAACTTCTTCTGCCACTCGTAAGGGACAGCATGATACATTTTACACTCTATAACTCTGCGCTTCTTCTCTTCCAATAGGCGGATTAGCTGAATAGATTCCTCTCTAGTCATTGCTAAGCTCTGCTATTCTTTGTGTTAGCTGGTCATCGGATAGATTAGCTAGGTCAATCTTTCCTGAATGCTCGACCTTCTGCTTGTTTGCATCGAACCCGCCAGTGTAATCTCCTAGCTTGTTCCATGCGTTTATCCTACTGCCTGAGGTAGAGCCATCAGATTCTTTTTTAGTCTCTTCCAGTAGCCCGTTTACGACATCCTCAACGGTTACTAGCACTCTGTCTGTTGCTACCTTCTTGGCTTTTGCTATCTCTATTGATATTCTATCGTCTTGCTCTAGCTTGTTCGCTGCAACGCTTAGTGATTTATCGCTCATTGTCTTTACATCGTAAGCTGCTCTGTAGGACGCACTAACGCCAAGCCCTGATATTCTATTGTTCTTATAAGCCTCTTGCTTGCCTGTAAGTTTACGAGCCATTGTTTGCGCCTCTGCTGTCAGTACTTCATTTGGCATCAAGCCACATCCTTAGATTAAAGCTTATAATAAACAATGTATTCTCTGTTATCTTTCCATTGTTCTTGTTTTTATATACTTTAATCTCTGTTTTATTTATTTCTTGGTCGGGCCACCTATCCTCGGGACTACAAACAGCTATTGTTTTGTCTTCAACCTTTTCTAATTTATCTATCAACTCTTGTACGTTCATCCCTGCGCCTCTTTTTTATTATCAGCCCATAACTTTAAGAAAATCTTTCTATCAATTACGCGCATCCGAGCTTTTTTAGTATGAATAGCCCCTGTTATCAGCAGGTCAATACTATTCCTATCCATACCTTCAAAAAAAGGGAATGATAACGGAAATTTATCTTGAAGTAATTTAGACTCACTATCTGTAATAACGCTATCAGTCATCCTTCTTGCCTCCAAAGAATCTTGCTTGTCTGTAAGCTTACGAGCCATAGCCGTTCCTCTCTAGGATGCAGTTCTTGCCCACTTCTATCGTAAACCTTGCGCTATCGTGGCACATGCCCCTTCCTTGCTTTTGATTGTATACTGATCCTAGATTAAATAGATTGACTATATCCTTTTCTATAACGTTGAACATGTTATCAAGGTAGTCATCCATAAACCCAAGAAGACTAGACCTGTCCATCGTGAACTTAAGCCCATATGATGCGTAATCAACAATAGATCCATCGAATAGCGCTACTTTTAAATGGGCTTTTTCTTTAGTCACTTTGTCAATATCTATACTCTGAACAATGCAGGGGATTCCCTCTTGGTCTACTCTAGTCATCAGAATCACCTTTAAGCTCTGCTTCTATCTGCTCTGTGGTGTATTCGTTTTGTCTTACCACATGCTCTACTGTGCTTATATGGTAAGTGCACGATAACACTCTAACCTCCTCGCCTTGGTAATAGCCAATAACCCAGAATTCAAACATTTCAGCTAGGGAATTATAATAATGGGCGTAGACAGTGCGTATCTCGCCAGTTTTAAATAGTATTGAGTATTGGTGTGCAGAGGTGTGTTTCATAATCTAGCCCTTCTAAGCTTGATGTAGTTGAATTCGCCCCACTATTGAGGCTGTATTGTTATTCTAGCATATATTAATTTAATTCGTTTGTTTCTGTTCTATTAGCTGCGTAAATCGCTCGGCCTTGAGCATCGGTAATGTATATGCAAGATGATGGCTGTTCGTTTAGTTCAAACATCGCTTGTAACTCTTCAATCGGTAGCTCTTGCAGGTCTAAAAAGTCTGTGCATTCTGGTGGTCTTGTTACAAACAAATAAAGGTCCGTGTATGTTGCGCGGTTAGGCCATTTCTCTAACAAACCAATCAGGTCATCACTAGGTGTATCAGTCTTGTACATTACGCATCTTGTTTGCTGTGTCATGTTGCTACCTCTAGTAGTTGTTTGAGGGATGGTTTGTCTAGTGTTGCGTTGACTACACCGGCACTTCTTTTAAACAGTTGTGATCCCGAAACAGCTTTGCTTATGTCGAAGCTATAAAAACCTGTTGAAGTTATTAATGCTTCGCTTCCTGAGTTCGCCCCTGACAAAACTCCGCTTAAAGAAACGCAATTACCCGACAGTCTCATTGTTTCAGGCTGGTCGGCAGTAAGGAGAAGCGCTAATACACTTACAACCCCTGATCCTGTTAACGCCCATTGATTATCAGCAAATGCCCATTCAGACTGAGCATTGCTAGGGTTCTCCCATACATTCTGAGTAATCAACTCAACCCCCAGCCAATTACCATCACTCTGTTTAGTAAAGAACGGTGAGTCTGTACTGATGTTCTGTGCTGTGACGTTTCCATAAGTTCCGATAGTACCCGGCGAGCTATTCACTCCTATGCTCGTTACCCCGAAATTCTCGTTAAGCTTAAGTTGTATAGGTTGTATGCCATCGCCTAAAATGTTGAGGTTGGCTAGTATATTATTCCAATATGGCACACTTGTAGCTGCACCTCTGGGAGCGCCAACGCTATTGAAGGCCATTACCCCGCTTCTTACAGTGCTCCATACTTCAGTGCCATCGACGTAACTTGTAACAAGACCAGCATTATCACGAGTTAATCTAAATATATGGTATATATTGTCACCTAGAAAAGGGGCCATAACAGCCGCAGGGGAACTCACGGTTTCCCCGCCAATAGTAACCCAAACACTCCCGTTATTTTCCATAGACCACCTATCAGTCCCGTCTGTGGAATTATCTGAGAGTAAGTAGCCACCAGCAGAAGGTAGTGAAGCAAAAACTGAAAAATCAAAAATCCCAGTTAATACCACATCCTGCTCAAATGAGTAATACTGACTAGCTGATTCATCGAGGAAAGTGAAGTATCTCGATATAACACCTGCCCTGATAACAGATCCAGTTACACTCCGCAAAACTCCTCTCAATACGTTTCTTGTAACTGACATATCACACCCTGAATTTATTTAATACCGTATTATACACCTTTCTTACTGTGAACAATACTCTATCGATTCGCGGCCTTTGTGCCACCTTCCAAATATTATGTGTAAGACTTCATGCTCTAAGCATCGAGGGAATTCTGATCTGATTAGATAAATATGATGTGTATCCGTGGCTTTGTCGTAAAGGTGCATACCGCTTTTATTGCCGGGTATAGCTTCGGTGAGGTGGGGTATAAAGGTATATGAGGTTATGCCATCGATAACAGATAGATCGAGCTGTGGCGTTGCTGTGCATCCTGATAGGACGATTGCAGAGTAAAGCAGGGTATGTTTTATCATTCGTAATTATACCCTACTTTAACTGGAGGTGTTCTTAGGTTAAAATGCTCACGCTAGATTCCCTAGCACAAATGGAGTATTAAACATGTTTAAGAAAATTTTATGTATTACAGCATTGTCCTTAGCGTTTGTCGGTTCTGCCCAGGCGTATGAAGTTTCAACTAGAATCGGTTCGAGTATTTCTGTTACGTCTGGGGTTAGTAAGTACACCGCATCCGGTACAGTTAAAACTATCACAGATTCTAGTCGTGGTGTTTATAGTTATGACGCTCATGTGTTGTCAGTTGGATCTGTTGTGAAACACTCTATCGAAACTGTTAACGTTAATCAGACTGGCATTACCCACTCTTCTGGTGGTTATTCTACTCTGTATGCAGGTATTTCCCATGGCAATATTGAAGCTGGTGGATCTGTTAGTGTAGGTTATGATTCGTCTGTTGCGCATTCTAATGACTACTCAATTATTAACACTGTTGGCACTTCAACAACTGACATAGACCAAAGATTGTTTGGCTTTATCCCTGTTGGATCATTCAATGAAGTTGTATTAACCAACACCTCTGTTCAAATGGATAATTACGCCAGAGTTGAAACTGATGGTTCTTGGTTCTCTACATCTAGATACATTAAGTAATTAACATGGCCCGTCTATATGGCGGGTCTTTGGAGTCCTTATGAAATATTTAATTTTACTTTATGCAATGTTGCTAATGTCTTTTGTTGTTTCTGCGGATACCGGGACTAATACATCGACAAATAACTATGTGGAAAATACCAATGCTCCTACCTTCGTGGCACCGCTTATAATGGGTGGTGGTGATGTTCTACCCTCCTATGCAACAGTGTCGGCAACCTCTGCCACTTGTCCAAGCAATCAAGCTATCCTTGAGGCTGTCAATACTACCTCTCGCTTACGTGGATCTGGTGCGCCCAAGATTGGAAACTATGGCTATGCGTTTAGTGGCAAGCTGGTAATACCCTGGGGCGATAGCGGTAAATGTGAAGCTCGTATGGCGATTATTAACCGCAGTGCTGAATTAGAGTATGTCCGTAATTCCCACAACCTCTGTATGGGATCGGGTCAATCGTTTAAAGCTGCCGGTGTATTCCTTAACGATGATTTCTTTTTCAACAATGAATCCTATCGCCAGTGCAGAGATATATTTGTGCTGTTGAAAGTAGCATATGCACAGCCATAAATAAATAAGGGCTGCTATAGCCCTTTATTAAATCATCGAAAAATTAATATTGCCTCTCTGCAGGTTTTTATCTCCTTGTTGACTGCTTCAAGTGGCTTTACTACTCTCTCCCTGGTCTGTTTGTCTCCTAAGTGAAATATTGTATTGATGTGTGCTTTCTTCTTTCTGAGCGTGTCTTCTGCTTTAGTCCAGTAGTTAATCAAGATAGATCCTCTGATTTTATGCCCAGCTCATAACGGCTTCCTTTTTGTCCGCACTCATTGCTGTTAGTGCAATCTAAATCATGGTCAGTTCCTTTTGGGCATCGTTTGTTTCCGCAGTAGTTGCATACCGACATAAAGGCCGGAATTGATCTGTCTTTCATGTGGCACTTATAGCATCGGCACTCATGATCACCCCTCACCTTTTCATTGTGACGCTCTAAATTGTCGCGTTGCTCTTGTTCGCTGTCTATTGAATGTCTTTTGTTCCATTTTTCTAACGCCTCGCTTTCGCTATAGTACCTTTTAGTGGACACCTCTATATCACAACCATCATTATCGCAATCAATCCAATAATGAAGGATCTCATTTGGTTGGGCACAATCACTATACTCTCTCGCTTCGCCTCCACAAAACGGGCAAGGCTTTAATTCATTACTCATGGTTATTCTCCCTTGTCTAGTAAATGGCTATGCTGGTGAATGTTTCCGATTATCTTAGCGTTTACTATGCGGTATAAGTCGCGGGCTTGGTCTTCGCATTCAGGCTCGCCGATCCATTCAATAGAGATTTCTAGCCAATCCTCCATGCTTAAAACGAACCTATCCCCGTTGCTAAACTCGCCTATGTCGCCAAGATAGTAATCTTTGCCATTGGTGTCTGTTAGGCCAGTGAATTGCATTACAGGATAGCTTTCCCCTAGCGCGCTTAGTGGGCTTATGGCGTCAATAGCTCCAGTTGCGTGAATACTAAACCCACCGTACTCCATCGATCTGCCGTTAAATGCTCTGAATTTAAGTATCATGGCTGTCACCTCTGGCGGTTGATAGTGCTTTACGTGCTCCAATTACTTCATCATCTTCTTCTGGGTCCCAATTACCCCAGTCGCCGCAATTAACTCCTTGGCAGTACATCTCTAGAAATCCCTCTAAAGCTTTGACTAGCTCTGCATTGATGGACTTATCTTTGGCGGTGTCTGCATTTAAATATTCTTTGTGGTCTTCCTTTGTCCCAAATCTACATCTATCTGGATTGCCAGCTCTTGCTTCAGTGCACTGACCTACTCTTTCTGGGCCGTGATATGAATCTGTAGAGCCACAACATAACCAGTATTTAGTATTGCTCATAATAGTTCCCTTTATTATTAATATGAATGTCTGGAGAGGTTTGAATTTGGCAATAGAAACCCAAACCCACTAGAAAGCGAGCTTTAGTCCCTATTACCTATGAACGTCCCGAGCCGGTCGTCATCAGGCAGCTTATCTTTATCACAATTAAATAAGCTTGCTGTCCTTCCAGTTTGTGAACTGTCCAGCCCCTGTTACAGCTTTAGAACTCAGTGTGCGCTTGGGCTATCTTCTGCGCCTATCGACTGTTCGGTGAGTGAACCCGTTAGGATGACATGTCTCTACAGTCGCATTAGGAGGAGTGCTCGGAGAACCCCATTTAAACTGTACTAGCTACAGTGCTAATGGAGGCGTAAGGAAGGAGTTTTGAGTAGGCAAAAAAATAGCCTTAGTTAAGAAGACCCAAACTTGGAAGTGGGCCGAGAATCGAACGGGATTACCCGAATGAATCCTCTTAACTAAAGCCTTTTCCCGTTCTTGATCTCGTGGTGTAAACTTTCAAAGTCGCTTCCAAACGCCTATTGAACTATCTATTGTACTCCTGTTTTATTGATTATCAAGCTTAGCCTGAAGAATATCTTTCTTAGCCTTGGCTATTTCCAGATCACACGCAGTTAAAACTATATCATCATGGTGAATAGTTCTGTTGCAAGAATTTTGCAGCACCCTAAGTACTTCAAATTTCCTTTCCAGCATAGCTATCTCGATTGTTAACCGATCTATGCGCCATTCTAAAAACATTCTAATCATTTTTCCACTCCTAAAAAACCGTTATTAATCAATGCCCCTGCAATGCCCCTAAGATGTCTTTAAACTCCCTGATTTTACCCCTGTTACTTGTTATCGATTAATCTCTGGCGCTCTCTGTTCCGGTAGTTCTTTTGGATCTCTGCTGGTGTTTTAGCTGTCATTGCTCTAATCCCTTTGGTTTTATTTGTTGTTAACTACTAGCTTAAGCTTGGGTTTGGGCTTGGCTGACTCATCCCAATTTACTGGAATACCTTTACTCATATAAATACCGATCTCCCTAAGCTCTTCTTTAAATTCCTTATTAGCTGCCTTTATTCTCTCTTTGTTTTTCTCTATTTTGCTTCTGTACGAAAAATATATCACACATCCACAAGAGATAATCAAACCAAACAGCATGAACAAAAGCAGTAACAGTCCATAATCATTCACCAATTAAAACCCTCCCTTGCTTTAGTTGCTGCGCTTTTGTTCATTTCGCGGCCTCATTTATTTGTTGTATTCTAAGTTTAATTTCTTCGCTGATTGGCGCGGTCTTGTCGTCTTCACTATGCTCGTGAATAGGCTCTATAAACCTAGCGTGTTCAGGTGATGCTTTGACCTCGTTAAACCTTTCTAATAGTAGCGTGGTGTTTAACGGGGCAGCTAGCCCAAAGGCAAACGGTGCTAGCGGGTGAATATCATATTTCAGCATTACACTTATTTCGTGGCTTGAATAATCACCAGCCGCTGCTCTTTCCTTCCATTGTGGTAAAAGCTGTAGGCACTCAGAGGCTCTCTGACGTAGGTAGAAGGCGTCTTGGTTGTTTAAGTCCCAACTGCCTATGTGTATGGCACAAAAGCAGCCCAGAGGCGTCTCACGCAGCTTAGCGGCTGCAATAATCATATCCTGTGTGATATCCCCACCTTCCAGGTGTCTAATCAGGTCAGCAGCTTTAGGATAGAACTGTCCGCTTTTAACATCGCCTACGTGTGCACTGGCAGCCGTGGTGATCTGCTCTAAACTAAAACGCTTTAAGGCGCCAAAGTATATCTGCACCCCGATCACGGTTAATTTATCCTGACGGTAGTAATCAGAAAGACCGTTGAGCAGTGCTAAAAACCCGCTTTTGTCTGAATCATTCATGGTCGTAAATCTCCCCTTGAATATTTTGTGGCTGGCCTTCGTTGACCCAATCAAGAACCTCTTGCTCTCGCTGTTGATCAGGATTAACCGTTTTTGTGTATCCAATGAACGTATCTAGTTTTTCAGCACTTCGGCAAATCAGGGTTAAACAATCGTAAACTTTGCCAGAATCATTTTTACCCATATGGTGATCAGAGGACTTGCAGCCATCAATTGCGCTTTTGATTTGTTCCTCTGTATAACCGTCTTTCAGTCTTGCTTTTATTTTTGACATTCTGCCTGCTGTTGGTTTAACAGAATTGTCCTTTCCCATTACAGCTTTCCAGTATTCGAATATCACACTGTCAACCGGAGTGCCAACGACAAGTGTTTTAATATTCTTACTATCACTATCACTATCATTCTTACTATCACTCTTATTCTTACTCTCTGCTACGTTTGCTACCTTTTGCTTGCATTTGCTAGCATTTGCTACGTTTGCTACCTTTTGCTTACCTCCCTTGGAACCCGCTTCAGCTCTACGTTTGCACGTTAATTGATACTTTTCTATGTCTCGTATAAATTGATTTCTGAATGGTGAAAAGGCTATTTTAACCACGCCTTTAAGAGGTGTTTCTTCGCCTAATTGGTAAAGCCTGATTGCATTAAATAACTGGCCTGACTCCTCGATTGTTAGATCCTCAAGTATGTCCAAGCTATCAATATGCAGTAGGAATGACTTTCTATCCTTACTCATATATAATTACCTATGTTCTGTTCGATTGATTAAGGCTGTTAGCGCAGCCTTTTTTTATGCCTTAGCTTCCTTCTTGCTAAAAAGCCCCGCTCTAATTAGCTCCCTAACTGCCAGCGAATAATTGCCTTCACAGAACTCATTAGCGTAATCCTGTATGGCCTCTCTTAGATCCTTAAAATTTATTAGCTTTTTCATAATTGTCTCGCTTATCTAATATGTATGGTTAGTATATATTACGAATATATCTATAGTCAACCATACGCCCAATAAAAAGCCTAACTTAATAGGCTTGGGTTAGGTGGGTTTAGGGGGCTATTGCCAGATTCTAATTAGTATGAGAGCAAACGCCGTTACAATAGAGCTGATTCCTATTACAGCATTCACATAACCCGCAATGCCCGCAATGCTTCTATCTTCTAAAGCATTAGATTTTTCTATGAAAACGCATATTAACAAAACAACAAGAGACGTAAAAAATAGCTGATCGATTAGTTCCATTATACTTCCCCTTGATAAAGATCTGATTCGGTTAGAGGTTCGGCGTATTTGTAACTTTTCCAATTATCACAATAGAATGGTTTATCATTCTCATCTCTATACTCTTCAAAAATATCAAACTTCCAGTTATTGTCTTTGTTGTTTCTAACCTTTACAGGCTTGCCAACCATGTCGGGATCTTCATACCATTGCTGTTCTACTATCTCATGCAGGTATTTAAACCCGCGCCAATTCCATGCATTTAACCCCATTCTTACCGGGTTATATCCAAATTTTTCATCCCAATGAATTATATTCTGTTCTAAATGGATAAATTCTATTTCTATGTCCAGTACAAATCTACGCCCTTTCATTACAGCATCGTTAATCTCGCGCTTTGTTATGTTTGGACATGGTACTAATTTAATCTTGCTCATAATGTTTCCTCTTATAGTGTGCAGCTATCACAGCCAAAGTCTAAGCTATCGGCCTCTACGCGCCGTTCTAACTCATGCTTTACCTTGGCCAGTGCTGATGCGCTGTTAGTCTCTGAACCATGCTTTAGGTGCAGGGTTAGTATGCTAGTGATGATTGCTTGGAGTTCTTCGTTTGTTAAGTCGTTCATTTCTGCATACTCTCCCATGCTTCTATCTCTTCCTTGGTAGGTATACAATTCCCATCACCACAACATCCATATTCTGCACACTCGTTTAAGTAGCATTTTTTTCTATATCCTGTATTGCCACATCGCTCACAATCTGGTTTTTTATGATACCTAATACATTTAGTTATACTCATTTCTGCGCCTCCATCCATTTGTTTTCATATATCCCCTTTGCAGAGCAATAACCTTTAATCGATGAGGTATCGCACTTAACTTTTGTAGCTGGCAATGAATTTAAGACAACCTGCGGCGACCCGCGAGTGCTTAGATAGTTGTGATACTTTGATAAGCCCACTATCGACACAGAGCAAAGCAGAGCTAGTAATAGGTATTCTCGGAGGGTCATAGGAGTATCAGTCATTACTCTTCTCCCTTGTCTGGGTCGATTAAACAGCCTGCATCGTACAAATCATTTAAAACATCCTGAGTAACATCGCCCACGTCTGCAATCGTTGACTTATTATTTCCTGTTATTGCATAAAGAGCCTTAGCAATAACCTTATCGCGTTCGGTTTGGATGGGGCGATAATTGCATGAATCAAGATTGATTAATTGAGTGAACCCTTTACCCCAGAATCTATTGCCTTGAATAAGCAAAATAGTAACAGGCTCCCAATCGTGCAATTCATCGTCTTCATTTTTAAACTCTATTTCAACGTTTAAAGGCGGGATTCCTGTTATCAATTCGCCAGCTTTCCATTCAGGCTTATCAGGATCAATATAGCTCTCTCTATTAAGAGGGCAATTAGTCAAATGATTGCCACCTGTCGAGGCCATATACTTTCCACAATCGCAGTCAACCTTCACCCCATCCTTGTAACCGTCTGCGTTTGATAGGCGGTAGGCGATTATCGCGTCATCGCTCATGTCTAGTAGCCAGTGAAAGAACTCGGAGTATCTTGGACTTTCGCCAACTCCGCCGACCGTTGAGATTTCAATAAACAAACCAGCAGCAGGGTGAATATCCCCAAAGTTCCACAACGTCCACCCATCCGCTTCGAGTTCAATTTGTTGCGCAGTAAATCGCTGGGTTAATTCAGGTGGTATTTCAGATATAACTCTGTCTGCTTGGCCTGTCATGCAGTTCCAGCAACCATGCTCATAAAGAGGCTGGTGTTCAAATTCCCATACTTCGCCTTTATCATCAGCACAAACCCACCGCGCCCAATCATTAACCCACTTGTGTTTATAGCTCATTTCCGTTGCTCCCGTTTAATTGCCTTGCTAATAGCTTCTGCCATAAAATCACCCTGCTTGAACTTCTGATCAAGATTACGTCGGCGCTTAAGCCACTGATGTTCTTCTTCTGTTATAGACACATTTACCATCTTATACATTGTGTTTCTCTCCTATTAGTTTCGATAATACTAGCACCTTTATAGGTATAAATAAAGTATAAGTTTTATATTAGAATTATATTGACGATCGGAGATATATCAAGTAGGATTGACGAATCAAATCACAACTCAAACAGGTGCCGACATGGATGAAGTTAGAGAGCAATACTTAAAGGAAATAGAGAATAGCTTAAGGAAGCTTATGTTTATGACTGGCCTTAAGTCAGCATCCGAGGCTCAATTGTTGAGTATGGAGATACTGGATAAAATTGAAGACATTAGAAAGGAGCTGGCGAAATGAAAGTGATTATTATCAATCTTGCTATTGGGATAGGCATAGGGTTTCTATTAATTGCATCAATCGGCGGGTTTGAGGATCAAATTGAATTATGGATAAGATAACACCAGAGCAGTTAGCCAGGAATCATTCAGATAAGGATATTTCCTTTAGTCCCTATATGACTGGAACAATTGAGCATGTTCGTTATGTAAACGAATTACTTAGATTAACCACTGAAGCGGGTAAAAAGAAATGAACAAGTCAGAGTCGATTAAAAATTTAGCAGCGGCATTATGTAAAGCTCAATCAGTAATGGGCGGCGCGTCTAAGGATAAAGAAAACCCTTTCTTCAAGAAGAATTACGCAGATCTAGGATCAGTCGTAGCGGTTATCAAGGGGCCATTTGCTGATAACGGCTTAAGCTATTCGCAATTTCCTGTGTCAGAAGGGGATAAGGTAGGAGTTGAAACCATCCTAATGCACGAGTCAGGCGAGTGGTTGAGCGATGTATTGTTACTGCCAATGACTAAGCCAGATCCTCAGAAAGCCGGCTCAGCCATTACCTATGCGCGGCGCTATGCTCTTCAGGCCATTGCTGGAATACCTAGTGAGGATGATGATGGCAATGCAGCTAGTCAGACCAGTGCTACTAAACCTACCGCTGGGGCTAGCACTATTAAAATGCAAGTCGATAGCTTTATGAAGATGGATCAAAAAGGCAGGGATGCGGCTTGGGATACTCTGCCACCTACCTTGCAACATGCTGTTAACGAGAGATATAAGAATGCCTCTTAATGTAGATTTACGTGGTAGTCATGGCGTATCAGACAGAGCCTTTGGTGAGGCTCTAGTTAATGGCATAGGTACTGCTGAATACGTCAAGGAGTGCCGTGAAGAGTTTTATAATCGCATGGCAATGATTACAAGGGTTAGAGATCCTGAGAGCTCTAGACACAATTTAGAAGCTCTTAGGAATGGTAAGTTAAATTTTATAATAACAGGTGATAACAATGATTAAATTATTCGATGAGCCATACCTAAGCAAAGCATATCAGCCAACTGCCAAAGAGCTTTCAGCAGCTATTTTAGAAGACGGTCTGCGGGGATTGGCGATAAAAGTTAAGTCAAGGGGTCGGGGATTGTATGGCATGAATCATAGACGGGCTAAGGCTAACCTGTGAGCAAGTCAATAACTTTCAAAGTGCTTAGCGGTGAGGGGTTAGGTGCCGCGGCTAAATGGCTAAATGATAACTGTTGCAAGGCTCTTACTGCGGGTCCGGTAATTATTACACTGGGCAGAGAGTCTAAAAGCCGGGCACAAGAGGCAAAGTATCATGTACTGATTAAGGATATAGCTAAATTGCTCCCTAATCGCTCCCCTAAGGCATGGAAGTGTTTACTGGTTAAATGGTATGACATTGAGCTTATTGAAGCTGGAACGCCGCTACACAAGCCAGGGGAAAGGATATGGGACTCTAAATACATGGAGTGGACATATATCAGGCCATCAACGAAAGATTTCTGGGTTGCCGAAGCTGGAGAGTTTATAGAGTATTTATATGCGTTTGGATCAAATGAGAATGTTAAATGGTCTGCGCAATCAACAGATATTTATAATGAGTATAAGGAAGCACAACAATGAAAATTGGCGTAAAACTTAAAATAGATGTGAAGAAAATAAACAAGGCTTTATTGTTTGCTGGCAAAAAAGGCACTTACCTGGATATGACTGTATTTATTGATATTGATACTGTTGGTCAATATGGTGACAACGGAATGATCGTTCAAGATGTTAAACAAGGCGTAGAAAGAGGAAATATACTGGGTAACGCTACTATATTTTGGAATGATACAACAGTAGGAGCGCCCCAACAGGCACCACAGCAACAGAGAACGCCACAACAGCATCAACAGCAACAAGCACCACAGCAGCAGCAGGGTTATCAAACGCCGCACTCCTCAGACTTCGATGGGGAAGTGCCCTTCTAGTGGCTAAAGTAACCCCACGGTCGAAGTGTCTGAAAGCTGCGCAGTTACATGCGCGGCTGTCTCATGCTGACGACAACGGATATTGCACTTGTGTGTCATGTGGTGTTAAAGATCACTACAAGAACATGGATGGCGGGCATTACATACCAAAAGGAAACAGCGCGTATTGGTCACTTGAAGCTGAGAACATATGGCCACAGTGCAAAGGGTGTAACGGGTTTGGTATGAAAAACGGTACAGCTTCAATCTCTTACACAATGCATATGATTGACACTTATGGCCGCGACTTTGTTGATAACATGATCGCCACTAAATCCAACGTAAAGAAAATGTACAAATCTGATTATGTTGATTTGCTGGCAGAGCTTAATGAAAAGATTCGATACCATGAGGATCGTATCGGGGTATAGCCACAAAGGGATTAACGTCCCTTTTTAAATAAGTGTTGCTACATACAATTATATGTATTATATTACTGTCACTCAGATTTGCTTAATTAACTCACACAGGTATTACATTATGCTCTAACTAATCAAATCCACCTCAAGTGGTAGCCTCCTTAATTGGGGGCTTTGTTGGTAAAAACTAAATTAAAAAAGGAAATATTATGAGCACTAGATCATTAACGTATATTCACCAAATGACAGATCAATACATAAAAGGTGAAAAATTGGTGTGTGTATTTTATCGACATAGCGATGGATATCCAACAGGCCATGGTCAGGATTTAGCTGATTGGCTGAAAGATAAAAAGCTAACTAATGGTATTAAATTCGGGGCAGATATGACCAACGTGTTTAATAGAGCTGGCGCAATGGCAGTTCAGCTTGCTTATCATATACAAAAAAATACTTCCGTTGAGCTTATATACGGCGACAACTTTGATGCTGGACAAGATCACGATTATCATATTTATTTCCGTAACGATGAGTTTTATATACAGATAGATAATCTTGATCCAATTAAAGCGTCTGATTTTAACGGGGAAAAGGTAGAGGAAGAATTGTACCAAGATTAGATTACGCGCCCCTTCACTGGGGCTTTCTTAGTATGACTATCAGGGGGATAAATGAAACTAGAGGATTACTTAAAGAAAAGCAACATGTCTCAGACTGACTATGCACTGGTTATTGATGTTAGCCAGCAGCATGTTAGCTTGATGATAAAACGGGGATGCTTGGTTGATGATTTAGGTTGGCCTCATCCTCGATTAATTAAACGGAATAAGGGTGAATGAAATGATTATAAAGCTAACTGATGATGAGATTCGTGTAGCTCTTGCAGAGTTTCTAGCAAAGAAACTGGATTATTCTGTAGAGGTAGTTGAACAGTCTTGCTGGTTTGAGTGTAAAGCAGGAGTTATTGAAGACGGAAAAATCGAAGACATTCACGATGTAAAGTTTTGCTTCGACACACAAAACGTGATCGAGGTGAATCATGAACAGTCTTAAGATGGATGATGTAGAAAGAGTAATGCGCTCTAGAGTAATAGCACAATCACTGGCACCAGCACCTAAACGCGAGAAAACCCGGCCAATACTTGCCGCTATTGATAACTTACACGCAGATCGTAAACTAGAAAAAGAATTACTGGAGTTAGATAATTATGTTTGAAGATTTATTGTTAAAAGTTAAAGGAAATGCCCCTAAAGTTGACTTGCTAGTATTTAAAGACAAGAACCCGGTAATGCTTACATCATTCGCGTACCTAAATCCGCGCCAATTTAGAATAGCTGAGTTCATAAGGAATAATCCGCAAGCACTTACAAAAGATATTAGCGAAGGTATTGATCTGTATGTTGGTGGTGTTTCAGTGGCCATGGTATCTATGTTTAAAAACAATATAGTGACACGCAAAGAGGTCGGCAATAGAGGCATGAGTCCAACTTATAGCTACACTTTAGCGGTCGAAGAGTTCGCAATTGACACTAATATCAAACGGCTCAGCGGTGAAGAGTTGACAGTAATAGCAGTGCTGAAGAACTTGAGCCGAGCAACATCCATTGAAATAGCAAAAAGAACAAAGATGAATATATCTAAGTTTTATTATCTAATGACAACCCTGTTAAAGAAGGGAATGATTTTCACGGATAGCATTACTAAAGCGAAGCAAGTTTTCCAGATCACTGACAAAGGTATGAACACAATCGAGAGGGGTGGTATTTATGAGCAAGGTAGTTAAGCCCTGGAATAACCCTGAAGGTGAGTCTAGCTTAAGTAAGCGTAACCACCGCGGTAATAATATAGCAAAGGCTAATGTATCCGCTATCCAGACCTATCGGGCTATTGAGCCGAAGGTAGAGGTTAAGCATGAGATGAAAGGGTTGTATATTAGAGTTAAGGGATATAGAGCATGATTAAATCAGTATATGATAATCAAACAGACATTATTAAATCTATAATGGAACTGTGTGAAATAGACAGATTTGATGTTGACGTTACTTATGGGAACGGACAATTCTATCTAAAAATAGAAAAGCCTATTTACTGTTTTGACATGGATGGCAATCTTGATAATGTAGAACAAGCTTGCAGTACAGATTTGCCGTTAGATAACTCATCGGTTAGCAGTCTTATGTTCGATCCTCCTTTCCTAACTTATGTGAAAGCAGCAAGAAGTCATAATTCTATAATGGCAAAGAGATTCGGCGGTTATTGGCGCTATGATGAGTTAGAAGAACACTACCGAGGAACAATAAAAGAGGCTCATAGAGTCCTGTCTAAAAAAGGAATAATGGTTATTAAATGCCAAGATATTATACATAATCATAAAATGCACTGTACGCACATTAATATAGTTAGCGATTGGGCTAATGGGTTATTTAGGCTTAAAGATATGTTTATTTTGCCAGCAAAACACAGAATGCCAATACCGCCTGCAAAGGGATTTAAGCCTAAAGTGCAAAAGCACGCCAGGATCCACCATAGTTATTTTTTAGTATTAGAGAAGATCGAAATAAAAAACCCTCCGTATTAGGAAGGGAATGAGCAAAACGGGATGACATGAGTACTTTTGATTTTCAGTGTATCAGAGTTCTTTGTCATCTTCCTTATCTTCCCGGTGCTTCTTAACTTTCACATACAGATCGAATGCAGAATTAGAGA